GGTTTCCTCGTCACCTGTGACCATCTTGGTCTCTGGCGAGAGCAACCGCGGTTTAGGTATACTGATTTCCGACCGAGTACCCCGGCAAATCCCAAGGAGTTGCTGGCAGTACACTGCGTGGTAGCGGAAGATACCCCACTTGGCCTCGCTAGGCACCATTGTGGTGACCTTTGAAGCCTCTGCGTATCGAATGAGATCGTCTGAGTTGTTGGACCCATCGATCTGGTCGTCGCCTGCCGTTGCAAAGATTGGTGATACCTTGCCCCGCGCGTGACAATTTGCCACAAGCGCTAGGAAGGTCAACACAATCTTCGTCCCCGGCTCCCCCATCAGACAACCCGAGGTTGTCACGATAGGAGTCCCATCGCTGTCTTCGAGATAGCGAGGGGAAAGCAGTAAGTCGACAAAGTTTCGGGAATAAGAACTCTTTTCCGCCCCAAGGGCGTTTAGGAGCTCGTGCATGGCTATTCGGCCAGCCCTATGACCAATGTGGTCTGTTGCTGCGTCGAAGTCGCCAACCATGACGTATTCAGGAAGTCCCCCTTGAGTTTCTACCGTCTTCAACCACTCATTGAGTTGGTATCCGGCGGATAACCCTGCCCTTAGGGCCGGGTGGTGCTCGAGGAGTTCTCTCATCGAATGAGCAAACGGTTGTCCGTACAGTACGAATGCCGCCATGCTCTTGGTCGCAATTCTCACTTTGAAGCCAGGTTCCCCAATCGCAATTCGTTCTATGGGCATCGGCTTCCCGGTCGGAGAGCCTTCCTCTGAGAGGTAGCCTCCCTTGACTAGGTAGTCGAACGCCCAGCAGAAGTATTGAAAACCGATGCGGTTTTGCTCACTACCGCAGAAATCCTCCGAGAGGATTCCTGTCGAAGTGCGATTGGCTGAGGGCTTCTCCTCCAACTCACGCATGAGCGGTGGTTTGACAGTCCTCCATCTAGGTTGTCCTTCTTTTTCAAGGAAAGACTCTCCAGTTGGAAGAATGACATTTCGGTCAGCTAGCGGACACTCGTCTAGCCACTTGGTGACTTCGGACAGAATGTATGCTCGCTTTCCCCCACTGCTCCTCGACTGCTCATAGCATCCGCTATTGCTAACAGACACATGACCGTCGGTATTAGTAAACCACCTATCCTTCAGGTGCTCTTTTACGGATTGTGCCGCGACCTTCGCGGCTACCCGTAAGTCGAACTCCTGTTGTTCCGTCAGGGTGTCTTCTTTGAGAAGAGCCTGCAAATGATCGCTCAGAGCGATTCTTTTTGCTGTGGCATCCCCTGCTGGAAGACCTCTCTTGTCCGCTAAGATTCGGCACTGTGCCCTTTCATAGTCGGTGAGATCACTCGGAGCTTTGGTCATCCAAGTATCCTTGGGAAACTGTGGAAACCACCCTTGCCACTGTGGCAAAGGTTGGACCGCTCCTCCGAAGTGTAAGGTCAGGTATAGGCAGTGTTGCGACCACTTCCTTGATGCCTGATAGGCATTCCCGGAAGAGGCGATATCGTGAGCTAGCAAGATCCACCATCGGAACTTGTACTCGGTTATGCTCTTCGTCTCCTCGCAAAAGGCGAGGGCTAGACAGGTGTCCACCCATTTCCAGAAGCGGATGAAGGTCATGATAACTTTGCATCGGCTCGAAAAGAGTTTCCTTGCTGCTTTCTTTAGCCCACTGTGGGCTTGAAGAGGCAAACAATTCACTAGTCTATTCTGAAGAGATATCGGTAGGGTGCCCTTGGGGCGCCTACGGAGATATGAGTCGAGTCTCTCGCGTGTCCTGGACAGGCGAGGGAGCGACGGTGTACACAAGTCGAGTAGCTCTTGGAGCTCCTCGTTTGTCAAGTCCTCTTTTCCAAAGAGTGACTCAACTTTCTCGTGTCTTGTGTGGATCTTAGTACTTCCATCACCGTAATGGTTCACGCCATTCGGACTTGATGTTGGGTACATGGACTCCGTGCCACTAAAGTTTC